ACAAGTTTCAGTAGCTACTTAATAAAAAGCTACATCGTTGGAAAAATCCAATCCACATTACAGGCTCTCTTGCACTCTATTAAAATCTAGTATATACTTTCGTCACTATACAATTAATTAGAACGTAAACGAGTATAGTCGACGGCCTAGAGATTACGTTCGGAAACTAGGAGGATATAATTATGGCAAATACAACATTTAGTGGACCGGTTAGATCTGAGTCTACTTTAAAAATATCAACAAAAAACGCTACAACGGGAGTTCTTACTGACAAAGCAGTTATAGGAACAAACTCGACTGGTGATACATCAAGCAATACAGGTGGTTCGGTTGAATTAAAAGCTGCAGCTACAAATACGCTTACGATGCAAACTTACCAAGCTGAAGTTACCGTCGCTGATGGTGCTACTACAGGAAAAGAAGCTGCAATCGGAATGCCAGCTAACTTTATCCCAATGGCAGTAATGATTAATGTTACTACTGCTGCAACTAATGCTGTTAATTTAAATGACATTGGTGATGATGGAGATACTGATTCTTATCTTGATGGTGCAGCTGTTGCTGTCAACTCTACAGGATTCAAAGGTATCTTTGGATGTAATGGAGTTAGAGGACTAGGAACTGGAACAGGCGGAGCAACAACAACTGCTGATGAAGTAGAAGTTGTAGTGAGTGGTGACCCAGGAGCATCTGGTGTAACTATGAGATTAACATTCTTAGGAATACTAGGAGCGTAATAATTAATTAGTGTGGGGCTTCGGCCCCACATAATTTAAGGAGAAAAATATGAGTTCAGATCAGAAGTTTACAAATATAGCTAGCACAGGACAGGTAAAAACTATTTCTGGTGGTTCCGTTAATTTAGGACCTTGCAGAGTAACTTACATTCAAGCAAATGGTGTAGCATCATCTGTTGTTGTGTTAAGAGATATTTCATCTGGTAGTACGGGAGATAAAGTTTTTGAAGCTGATTTTGGCACAGAAGGTTTAGATATCTATGTTCCAGGAAATGGTATCAGATTTGAAAATGGTGTTCATGCAACCATGACTAACACAACCTCTTTGACTATTGGCTATACTGGCTAGGAGTTTAAATGGCTAACACTACTTCGGGAACAACAACGTTCGATAAAACTTTTTCTATTGAAGAAATAATAGAAGATGCTTTTGAACGTATAGGATTAAATTCTGTAGCAGGTTATCAACTTAAATCTGCAAGAAGATCTCTTAATGTTTTATTTCAAGAATGGGGCAATAGAGGTATTCATTATTGGGAAATAGGAGAAACTAATTTAGATTTAATTGAAGGACAATCAGACTATGATTTTTTTAGATCAAGTGATGACGGAACCTCAGCTACAACTACAAATCCAGCTAGTGTATTTGGAATGTCCGATGTCCTTGAAGCACAACTAAGATCTAATAGAACTCAAACAACACAATCAGATAGTCCGATGACAAAAGTAGATAGATCTACATATGCAGGATTCTCAAACAAATTATCTAAAGGAACACCTAATCAATATTGGGTAGAGAGATTTATCGATAAGGTAAGAATACATATCTATCCTACACCAGATTCTACAAATGCATCTAAAGATATGCATTTTTATTTTATAAAAAGAATACAAGATGTGGGTGATTATACAAATGCAACAGACGTGCCATTTAGATTTGTGCCTTGTATGATTGCTGGTTTAGCCTATTATTTATCACAAAAATATCAACCACAACTTATGCAAGCTATGAAACTAGCTTACGAAGATGAGTTCGCAAGAGCATTAGCAGAAGACGGTTCTGCTTCTAGCACATATATAACACCAAAAGCATATTACCCAGGAGCATAATGGCAAAGTACGCAACAGGAAAATACGCACGAGCAATATCAGATAGATCTGGTATGGAGTTTCCATACAAAGAAATGGTTAGAGAATGGAATGGATCGTTTGTGCATGTATCTGAGTTTGAACCAAAGCAACCACAATTAGAGCCAAAACCTATGAATGGTGATTCTATATCTTTAAGAAATGTTAGACCAGATAGAATAGAAACTGCAGTTCCAAGAATACTACCATTAAACCCGTTTACAACAACGAATGGGTCTACAACAATATCTGTTAATGAACCAGATCATGGTAGATCAACAAGTGATAGAGTTAGATTTAGAAATGCAAATGTTGTTGGTGGAGTAGCCGCAGCAACAATAAATTTAGCTGCAGGGTATGTAATTACAAAAGTAGATGATGATAATTATACCTTTGCAACAGCTACAACATCTAGTATAACTGAAACAGGAGGAGGGGGCTCTGCATCAGCAGGACCTGTAACGGTAACAGCATAATGAAAAAAATTTGGAATTGGATTAAAAATCTATTTAAACCTAAAAGACAAGAAATGGACGAACACGCAGAGTTGTATCTTAAAGTTCCAGAACCAGAAATACCTGTGCATAAGGAACCAGAGTGGACATGTAGTACACATAACAGATATAAAAAAAGTTGTCCTATTTGTAGAGAAATAAAAGGAGTTGCATAATGGCAGGATTAAGTGCATCAGGATTAAAAACACAAATAAGAAGTTATACTGAAACAGATTCTAATGTTTTATCTGATTCTGTTTTAGAAAATATTATTTTAAATGCACAATATAGAATTTTTAGAGACGTGCCTATTGATGCAGATAGAAAACAACAAACTGGGAATTTAGTTACAGGTCAGGAAACAATCAACGCTCCAGCAGGGGCAGTTTTTATACGAGGCATACAAGTATACGATTCAACATCAGCTACAACTGGTGCTAATGTTTGGTTAGAAAAAAAAGATGTTACTTATTTACAACAATATATTTCATCAACAGAATCAGCTAAAAGAGGTCAACCAAAGTATTATGCTATGTTTGGTGGTGCCACAGGGGAGTCTGATACTACATCTGGTAGAATGATGTTTGCTCCTGTGCCTGACACTACTTATAAATTTAGGGTACACTTTAATGCAGCTCCTGCATTATTAGAGGGTGATAATACTAACTATATTAGTCTTAACTTTCCAAATGGACTATTGTATTGTTGTTTATCAGAAGCTTATGGTTTCTTAAAAGGCCCAATAGATATGTTGACACTATATGAAAATAAGTATAAACAGGAAGTACAGAAGTTTGCTAACGAGCAAGTTGGTAGAAGACGAAGAGATGACTATACTAATGGCGCTGTTCGTATACCGGTAAACTCAGCAAACCCGTAGGAGATTAAATTATGGCAATAACATCAGCAATTTGTAATAGTTTCAAACAAGAAATTTTAGTTGGAACACATAACTTTACTGCTTCCACTGGACATACTTTTAAAATAGCTTTATTTACTAGCTCTGCAACTTTAGGAGCTTCAACAACAGCTTATTCAACATCAAACGAAATTACAAATTCATCTGGATCTGCATATTCTGCAGGAGGTGCATCATTAACAAGTGTTACACCAACATTAGATTCTTCAACTGCAGTTTGTGATTTTGCAGATGTTAGTTTTACATCTGCATCTTTTACAGCTAATGGTGCACTAATTTATAATTCATCTGCATCTGACAAAGCTGTTGCTGCTATCGCTTTTGGAAGCGATAAAACTGTAACAAGTGGAACTTTTACAATACAATTTCCAACAGCAGACGCAAGTAACGCAATCATTCGTATAGCATAGGAGGCCACCCATGTCGGTGACTTCAGGATGGGGCCGGTTAACCTGGGATCAATCTCAATGGGGAGGTTCAACAGTCTTATTACAAGGTTGGGGTGCTAGAACTTGGGGTGAAAACGAATGGAGTGAATTAAGTGATGTAACAATTTCACCTACTGGTTTATCAGTAACAACATCAGTTGGAAGTGTAAAGTCTTTCCCTGAAGCAGGATGGGGATCTGATAGTTGGGGTGAAGATGGTTGGAGTGGAACTTTTTTAGTTGATGTAACTGGAGTTTCTGCAACAACTTCAATTGGTTCTGTAACCGTTTCAGCAGAAATAAATTCAGGTTGGGGTAGACAAGCTTGGAATGATAATGCTTGGGGTATTCAAGGAATTGTACAACTTGATGGTCAATCCGCAACTTCAAGTGTTGGGTCAATATCTCCTGCCGATGTAATTGGAGTTACTGGAGTTTCTGCAACAACAAATGTTGGATCAGCTACAATAGTTGGTAGCGTGACTTTAGAACCAACAGGAGTTTCTGCAACATCTTCTGTAGGATCAATTTCACCTGCAGACGTAATGGGATTAACAGGAGTTTCTGCAACAGCTTCTGTTGGATCACCAACGGTGGCAGATTTAGCTTTAGGTATTACAGGAGTTTCCGCAACAACTTCTCTTGGTGATGCAACTATAACATCAAATCCTTTAATAGAAGTAACTGGATTTTCTGTAACTTCAAGTGTTGGATCAATATCCCCTGCTGATGTAATGGGACTAACAGGAGTTGCTGCAACAACAAGCGTTGGATCAATATCACCTACTGATGTAATGGGTTTAACAGGTCAATCAGCTACAGCTTCTGTTGCTACATTTGGAACTTCAACAGGCTTTGGAATTCAAGCATATTCAAGCGTTGACACTGGTTCAAATACATCGTATACAAGTGTTGCAACTGGGTCAAATACAAGTTATAGTGACGTAGCATAGGAGATAAAATATGGCATCAACGTTTTCACCTTTAGGTATAGAGCTTCAGGCAACTGGAGAAAATGCCGGTACTTGGGGTACAAAAACTAATACAAATTTACAATTAGTAGAACAATTAGCAGGTGGGTTTACACAACAAGCTTTTAGTAGTGATGCAGATATCACTTTATCTGTATCTGATGGAGCTACTGGTGCAGTTCTTGCACACAGAGTTATAGAATTTACAGGAACAATAACAGCATCAAGAAATGTAACAATACCTTTAGATGTACAACAACTTTATCTATTAAAAAACTCAACATCAGGATCTCAAAATGTCGTATTTAAATATGCATCTGGGTCAGGTACCTCTGCTACGATAGCAAATGGTAAAACTATATTAGCTTTTGCAAGAGCAGATGATGGAACAAATCCAAACATAACTGCAGTAGAATTTGGTGGAGATGTTGTAGATGATACATCACCACAACTAGGTGGTAATTTAGATACTAATTCTTTCATGATAGACTTTGATGATGATCATGGAATACGTGATGAAAATGGTAATGAACAATTACAATTTCAAACAACAGCCTCTGCGGTCAATCATTTTGACATAACAAATGCTGCAACTGGTAATAGTCCTACTATTTCAGCGGTTGGTGGAGACTCTAATATAGACCTTACTTTAGTGCCAAAAGGGACAGGAGTTGGTAAATTAACTAATGCTAATGGCACTAGCTCAACACAAAAAATAACAACTGATGGAAAAGGTATTGTCTTATCCATGGTTTTCGGGTATTAATATAGAAGGAGAATAAAAAATGGCAACACCGAATCTGGCGAATATAGCAACGATAACACCTAAGAATGCTATGGGTAGTTTATCTGATACAAACAGAACTACTATGATTGACGTACCTGCAGAAACTGCAGTGAGAATTGATACAATATTATTAGCTAACATTGATGGAACTAGTGCTGTTGATGCAACGGTAGAAATTAGTAATGACAATGGTTCAACTTATTTTAAAATTGCAAGCACAATATCTGTGCCTGCAGATTCAACATTAGATTTAATTGCTAGACCAATCTATTTAGACGAAACAGACATTATAGCTGTTACAGCAGGAGCTGCTAACGATTTAGCTTTTCATGTTTCTTATGTAGAAATGGTTGATTAATAAATTTTAGGGAGGAAAGAAAACAATGCCAAGAATTATAAAATCAGCAAAAGGAACTTTTACATCAGCTACTATAACCGTAGATAGTGATGGAAGAGTTGTAGCTGCTAGTGCAGGAGCTTCAGCAGGTGGAGATTTATTACCTACTACTATGATAGATTCAACAGGACCTACTAACTACACAAGTTCACCAAATAGTGGAAACGTTTTATTTTTTACTTGCGGTGGTG